TAAATATAAAGGACGTGTCGTGGTAGATGGAGGTGGCCCCGCTGTGTCGATCGCCGATGAGCTAGACCGGCAAGGGGTTAGGACCATTAGATTGACTGCGCCGCAGGTAGTTGCAGCATGCGCACGTCTCTATGACCATGTTGCAGACGGTAAGATTAGTGTATATCCGAGCCAGCAATTAGACGAGTCGGTCGCCGGTGTAGTCGTAAAGCAGGTCGGAGATAGGTTTGTTTGGAGCCGAGTATCCTCTAGTACGGATGCTACCCCTCTAATGGCCGTCACATTGGCGCTCAGCCGGTTTGAGCCGACCGCGCCCTTCGCGATTGTAGGAGCTTAAATATGGGGTTGATGTCTTGGCTTAGGGGCGGTAAGAGAAAAACCGGCACCCGCAGCAGCGATCAGAATCTCTTGGCCGACATACTAGACCCGTTCGGTCCTTATGCACCCTACCTTAAGACCACTATGACAAATCTTGAGGAAGAGTCTATATCTAACGGCCTACAGGCCCTTATTAAATCTTCTTCTCCTGTGTATGCGCTGATGCAGGCCCGTCTCCAGGTATTCAGTCAGATACAATTTCAATGGACTAGGCTTTCCAGCGGAACCCGCGGTGAGCTATTCGGAACACAGGAGCTCTCTGTGCTGGAGCGCCCTTGGCCTGGCGGAACAACCGCCGATCTACTTGCCCGCATGGAGATGGATGTTACCGGTTATGGAAATGCCTACTACAGGCGACTACGCACACGCAATTCCGACCGGCTTATTCGATTGAAGCCGGATCACGTGACTATCGTTATGGGTTCGCGGACCCTGGCCGAGTCCCCCGCAGAAGCCCCTGACGTAGAGCTCCTTGGGTATATGTACAGCCCAAAGGGCCCCAACATACAAGACCAGGCTACTTTCTTTGGCCCGGAGGAGATTGCGCACTACGCACCCATCCCAGATCCGGAAGGCATCTTTGTTGGGATGTCCTGGCTGACGCCTGCCCTTAAGGATATTTTGGGTGACAATTTGCAGACGGACCACAAGAGAGCTTTTCTAAGAAATGCAGCCACGCCAAATCTCCTTGTAACATACCCGGAGCATTGGAGCCGGGAGCAGGTCGAAGAGTTTGTCGAAGATATAGAAAACCGGCACCGAGGTTCGCTTAACGCGTATAAGACCCTCTATTTGGGAGGCGGGGCTGATGCTAAGCCTATTGGTAAAGATTTTAAGGAGCTTGAGTTTGCGGTTACTCAAGGTAAAGCTGAAAGCCGTATGGCTGCGGCTGCGGGAGTTCCGCCGTCGTGGGTTGGATTTTCAGAAGGCCTCCAGGGATCAGCACTGAACGCGGGAAACTTTACCTCCGCTCGTCGCAGATTCAGCGATGGCACTATGCAGCACTTATGGTCGAACGTTGCATCTAGCCTAGAGGTATTGTTGGATAAGCCTACTGTGCAGGGCAGACGCGACGATAGCGTGAAGCTTTGGTTTTCCACGAAGGATATACCCTTCTTGGCGATGGACGCATCTGATGCATCCGAGATCCAAGGGCGCGAAGCAGCAACAATAGTGGCGCTGGTTAGGGATGGGTTCACTGCCCAGTCGGCGTTAGACGCTGTAAGCAACAGCGACTGGTCGAGACTGGTGCACAGCGGCCTGTTGTCTGTACAGCTTCAACCACCGCTAACAGAGACACCGCAGTCGGCGGTAAAGGAACCGCCTGCAGATAACGCTGATAGCGTAGAATCTGACTAGGAGGATTTATAATGCCGCAAGTAGAAGCGAAAAAGCCGCCAAGGATTTGCTATAGGGCAGCTAGGTTTACCCCGGAATCCGTGAGCGACGGAAGAACCCTTGAGGGTTACGCCGCGGTATTCAACGAGAGAACAGAGATCGACTCCTGGGAAGGTTCCTTCAACGAAGAGATTGCTCCAGGGGCATTCAAGCGCACCATCAACGCTCGTATGCCTGTACTCCAGTTTGATCATGGCCACGACCTTCGCACTGGCTCAGTTCCCATTGGCTCTATTCAAGAGATCCGCGAAGACGCCAAAGGGCTCTGGGTTTCTGCCCGCCTATTCGATAACCCGGTTGTAGAACCTATCCGCCAGGCAATCGAAGGTGGAGCAATCGATGGTATGTCTTTCCGGTTCCGTGTTGTTAGAGAAGACTGGGCCAACACCAGTGGCGAGCGGGGCTCAGACCCAGACCTAAGAATTATAAGAGAAGTAGAGTTGTTTGAATTAGGCCCTGTTGTCTTCCCCGCCTATGAGGCAACCTCCGTTGGGGTTCGTTCGATGCTTGCTCGACTGAACGAGGACGAGCAGGATGCTCTAGTAAGGCGCTTAGTGGCAGACATACTTTCGCGCGAAGAACACGACGCCTCTGTTGCCGAGGTAGAAGATGAGTCTGGTACAGAGGTCCGGGAAGACGAGTCCCCTACCGAAGAGCCGGCGAATGAAGCTATTATAGATAGTAGAGCGAAAGACCCGGTTGAACGCCACTCCAGCAGCTCTCGGGAATCCGCCAACTGGCACTTCCCCCCGAAGAGAACTAAACAAACTACTTGGAGTTTCTAATAATGGAAATCAAAAACCTAGATGAACGGCGTGACCGGGTAGCAGAGCTTACCAAGTCTATCGCCGAGCTCGACGAACAATGGAAAGACACCCCCATGGACAGCGATGCCCGTGAGCAATGGCTTTCTTGGAACGACGAGGTCATCGAACATCAGGACGCAATTAAAGAACTGGAAATGCGGAACAACAGGCTTCGCGAACTTTCAGGTGTAGCCGGTGCAACCGAAACCGGATCCCCTAAAGCCCCAGCCTTTGTTCGTAGCCATGGACCAGAAATCTATGACATCCACGCGGTTCGTGCAGGAGCATCTTCAGATGAAGACTTCCGCGCACGTCTGACCGACAACGCCCGCAGAGCAGCCGATAAAGCCCGCTTTGTTGAGGTTGGTGGCCAGAGCCGTGAAGTTACTCGCGAACACGTTGAGCAGCTTCTGTCAGACTCAGACGACAACGACAAGACCCTCGCTCGGAGAATTCTTACCACAGGAAGCCCAGCATATGACCGGGCATTCGGTAAGCTTCTCATGAGCGGTGCTTACGCTCTGTCTAGTGAAGAGCAACGCGCAATGTCTGTTGGTACAGACACCGCTGGTGGCTTCGCAGTCCCATTCGAGTTGGACCCAACCGTCCTCCTCACCAACGATGGCAATGTGAACCCAATCCGCCAGATCGCGCGCGTGGAGAAAGTTACTAACGGCAAATGGGAAGGTCTAACCTCCGCAGGCGTCACAGTATCCAGATCCACCGAATCAGCTGAAGCAGCGGACAACAGCTTTGTCCTTGCCCAGCCCACCGTACAGGCACAGCGAGTCATCGCCGAGGTTCCTTTCAGCGTCAAACTTGACACTGCTTGGCCCCGGTTCCGCGCAGAGGTTGCCACCGTTCTTGAAGATGCCAAAAACCGTGAAGAGGATTCCTTCATCACAGGTGATGGTACTGGTGTAAACCCAGGCGGCATCATCGGCTCTATCGCAGCGGGCTCCCTCGTTGCTTCAGGAGCTACTCAGGAACTTACCGACGTGGAGCTCCTAGAAGCTGCACTGCCTTCTCGGTATGAGGACCGCGCTAGCTTCCTTGCTGCAAAGTCAACATACATCCAGATCCGCCAACTAGCTCGCACAGCCGGCATTGCCGACCCGTGGGTTAGCATGGTTGATGGTAAACCAGACGAACTGTTTGGCTACTCCGCTTACAAGGCATCCGCGGTCCCAGCATGGGCAGCCACGGGTTCCAAAAAGTGGATGGTCTTGGGTGACTTCTCTCGGTTCCTGATCGTGGACCAGCTCGGCATGAGTGTCGAAGTTCGGCCCCACGTGCTTGGAACTAACCGCAGATGGACTGGCGAGCGTGCAATCAACGCCATCTGGTTCAACAGCTCCAAGATCTTGGATGACAACGCATTCCGAGTTCTGCAGGCTGCTGCCTAATAAATCAGCCGGCTACTGCCCAAACCTTGTCCTACAGGGCGAGCGGGCAGGGCCGGCTCTCTAACAGGAGATGTAATGTCAGTTCTGTATATAGCAAAAAGCACAGGAGCGGTAATTCTGTCTGGGGTACGCCACGTGATTGTGGCCGGTAAGACTATTGCTGAAGAGGGCCACGAATTAGTAAAAAAGCACCCAGAGCTTTGGAAGCGGATCGAGCCACGCTACAAGGCACCCAAGAGCGATAAGCCAAGTAAACCTAAGGACAAGTAATGTCTGATTCTTACATCTCTGTGGTTGCTGGAACAGTTTATATAAATGGTGAGCCCTACGAGCTTTACTTAAATAGAACACTGCTGCCGGCAGACCACATTCTGGTGCAGGATCACCCGGAGTTTTTCAAGCGGGTAGAGAGTCCTGTCGAGGAAGCTACGCATGTGCCAGGCGAACGCCGGTACACCACTAAAAGGGAGAAAGCTAAAAAGGAGGACTAGCGGTGGTACTTTATGTAGATTTAGCCTCCTTTAAGTCAGACCTAAGCATCCCAGACTCGTCTACTGACAGCACTTGTATTATGGCCCTTGAGGCCGCCTCTCGTGTTGTTGAAGTTAAAACAAACAGGAAGCGTTACTGGCTGGGCTCTGTCGATGAGACTCGGAACTACGAGGGCGTTGGTTACGCTGTCTTCGTGGACGATATAACGTCCATAACCTCTGTTACAGTAGCCTCCTCTAGAACAGACACTTTTACTACGTACACAGACTACGATCCTTACCCCCTAAATGCCCCAGCCGACGGTAGGCCGTACACCCGGCTTATCCTGGATAGGCCTTACCGTTACGTTAAATTAACTGGGCGCTACGGCTGGCCAGAAGTTCCTGGGCAGATAAAAGAAGCTGTAACCATTATTGCCAGCAGAGTCATGAAGCGTGTACGTGAGGCCCCATTCGGGATTGTTACCTCAGGCGGCATCGAAGGCACCGTTGCGCGTATTGTGCGGGAGGACCCGGATGTGGCTGAGATGCTGAAGAGTATAACCCGCTTCGCGGTTAGTGGTATGTAATGGCTAACCTTCAGAAGATAACGCAATCTATTGCAGACGCAATCAACGGCCTTGCAGGCGGAGTTCGCGCCTGGGGCTATCCACCAGACCAGATTCAACCCCCTTCCGTAGTTATAGAGGCCGACCGGGTCGAGTGGGCTAACACAGCCATGGGTCGCGGGCACGAGAACTGGACGCTGCTCGCTAGGGTGCTTATAGCCCCAATCAACAACAGAGCTGCCCAGCTAGAGAGAATGTCATACTTTGGAGGCGTCAACGATATAAAGGATGTAGTTGACAGTTGGCCCCCATTAAATGACGGTACTGTGGCAGAGTCTGTATTCGTTAGGGAGGCTAGGAAGTTTGATGCCTGGGAATACTCCGGGGTGCTCTACGTCGGGGTAGAGATTCTAATAGAGGTCATGGCCTGATATGGACGCGGTGTGCCAGATAGATGCCTGTGAGCGCCGCAACCACAGGGGCGGCCTATGCCGTACCCACTACTACAGAAAGCTCGCAGGTAACACACTACAAACTATTCGGGACTATAAAGACACTGGCGGACGCTACATAAGAAAAACCGGCTATGTATTTCTCTATTTGCCGAATCATCCGCAGGCAGACTCGGCCGGGCTAGTGTCTGAGCACAGGCTAGCTATGGAGGAGTATTTAGGGCGTTGTCTAGTGCCGGGCGAATCGGTACACCACAAAAACGGTAACCGGACAGATAACAGAATTGCTAACCTAGAACTCTGGTCACATTCCCAGCCGTCTGGGCAGCGGGCTAAGGATAAGGTAAAGTGGGCTATAGAGATTTTACAACTTTACGCCCCACAACTTCTGCTAGAGAATCCTAGGCAGAAAACAAGTATAATCAAAAGGAGTACTCCGGAGCCCTCACGGGCAAGAAATCTAAGGATAAGAAATGGCAAAGTTAGTTCTTAAGAACTGCTACGTGGAGTTGGATACAGTTAACATCTCCGACCACGTCAAGAGCGTGGAAATCACCATGAGCAAAGAAGACGTTGATGGAACCACGTTCGGCTCGGGCGGTAACAAGGAGCACTTGTTTGGGCTGAATGACGACAAGTTCGCCATCACCTTCTACCAAGACTTCGCTGCCTCCAGCATTGACACCACCCTGTATAACCTCTACAACACCGAGGCTAACTGCACAATAAAGGTTCGGCCCACCAGCGCCGCTGTTAGCGCTACCAACCCCAACTACACGGGTACCTGTGTTCTGATGGAATACGTGCCTCTCAGTGGGGATGTTGGATCTGCTGCAAATGTTGAGGCTGAATTCGTGTCTCAGGGTACTAAGATCTCCCGCGTTATTGTTTAATGCGAGTTCATGTTCAGGTGCTCGGAGCCCGGGAGCTGTCCCAGGCTATTGGCCGGCTCAATCCTGCAGTACGTAAAGAGCTGGGCCAAGCTAATAAAGGCATCGGCGCTAAGGCCATCGCGCGTGCCTACCCAAAGCCAGAGTCTTCGGGTGCGGGGGCAGGAGCTAAGCCTAGACCATCTGCTTCTAGCTTCCAGGTCAGGATTGCGGCCGGTAGTGGTAAGCGAAAGTCTCACATAGAGCAGTGGGGTGTTCGCTGGGCACCGCGTTCACAAAAACGAGCCTTTTTACTGAGGGCTTTCAAGGATGAATTGCCTACAATAGAGAAGGAATACATAGACGCTATAGACCACGCAGCAGCCGCTGTTGGCCTTACCTTCCACGGGAGTATTTAATGAAACGTAAAGATTTGCTAAATGGCGCAAAGCTTTTAAAGAAATACCGTATCAAAGTTACAGAAGAGGCCATAGGCCTAGCCGCGTCCTACCTTTCTGACAAGCGGGACCTTAAGACTACGGTTGAGTTCCCACAGTGGCTCGAGGAAGACATCAATGTTGAAGTAGTCTCCGAGGGTTACGAAGATGACGAGGTCAGCCCAGAACCTGTATGGGTAGACGGTCTCTCTGACGAAGAGCCTGAGGACGAGGACAAGCCGGACCCTACGACGCCCTCTTCGTAGGAATGGCAGAGTTCTGCAAATTCTGGCGGCTAAGCCCAGCAGAGTATTGGGAGCTCAGCGAAGAGGAGTTCGAGGCGATGTTTAACCGTATGAAGCGGGAGAACGATCAACTAGAATATGAGATAGAGAAGGCGAAGTCTTCTAAGCGACGATAGGGGTTTAGCGGTGGCCGGTGCCGGTACTTTGATCGTCAGATTCATTGGCGATACTACTAGCCTGGACGCCGCTACCTCCCGCCTCTCTAGCACCATGCTTAGTGTTGGCGCCGGTCTGACTAGGGGACTCACTCTTCCAATTGTTGGCTTAGGCGCGGCATCTATCCTGTCCTTTGCAAACTTTGAATCCGCCATGGCCAAGATACGCGGTCTAGTAGGCGTAAGTGATGAGCAGGTCAAGAAGTTTTCTAATACTATCTTGACGGAGGGGCCTAAGTGGGGGCGTTCCCCTAAGGAGCTGGCAGAGGCCCTTTACTTCATTACATCTTCAGGTATAGATGCCAGCAAGGCTATGGACGTTCTGAAGGTTTCAGCCCGGGCCTCCGCGGTCGGACTCGGCGATACACAGACGATTGCAAACCTCTTAACCTCGGCGATGAACGCCTACAAGAAGTCTGGCTTGGAGGCTGCGGATGCAACCAATATCCTTATTGGTGCCGTTAAGGCAGGTAAATCTGATCCTGCTGAATTAGCCGGGGCTATGGCCCGCGTGCTTCCTATAGCGGCTGAGATGGGAATATCATTCAACGACGTGGCGGCCTCTTTCGCGGCTCTGTCTCTAACCGGTAACGATGCCGAGGAGTCTGCTACTCAACTGCGCGGAATTATGACCGCACTGCTGAACCCAACCGCCGAAGCCAACACCGAGTTAAAGCGGCTAGGTCTTAACGCGTCTGATTTGCGTAAAGAGCTTGACGAGAACCTTCTTGGCGGGTTGGAACATCTTACTTCTGCCTTTGGCGGCAACGAAGAGTCGGCAGGGAAGGTGTTCGGAAACGTACGGGCCTTAGCCGGTATTATGTCGCTCCTGGGCGAGAACAGTGAGACCACTAGAAAGATATTTAAGGACCTTCAAGGTCAAGAGGATCTGCTAGGCCAAGCCACCGATGCTAACGCCAAAACCACAAAGCAGAAGTTTAATGTGGCAATGGCTGAGATGAAAGCTGCTTTAATAACCTTCGGTACCTCTATTGCACCTGGGGTTTCCTCGGCGCTGGAGACTATGGCGTCTGCTCTTAGGAATGTTGCTCATTGGTGGGGTAAACTACCTAAAGGTGTGCAGGACAGCTTAGTTAAAATGCTAGCTTTTGGCGCGGTTTTAGGACCGGTCCTTATAGGGGTACAAAAACTTACCACTGCCGTCAGAGGTCTGGCCCTTGCCTTCGCAGCATTAGATCTTGCAGTTGCCGTCATAGTAATTGAGATCGCTTTGATTATCGCCCTTGTGGCAGTCCTTATTTGGGCCTTCACCCACCAAACTGAATACATTAGGATATTCAACGGCGTTATGATGTGGTTCAAAGATCAAGTATTTGCCATCTGGCAGGCAATAGAGGCTTACATCTCAGGACTTGTTGCGCGCATAAATCAGCACTTTGGAACCCTATTCGAATACATCCAAGTCGGCCATAATATTATTGCCGCGGTTATACGTGGCGCCTGGTCTATTATTACTGGGGTTATCGGCGGAGCCGTCAACACGGTAATGGCCGCTATCTCTAGGTTTGGGGAGATACCCGGAATAGTCCGTAGTGCTTTCGGGGCTATGTTAGGCGTTATAGTAGGCGTCTTCCAGGCTATAGGTGGGTATATCGGCAGCGTGGTGGGCTGGATAAAAGGTGTTCTCGGCAGTTTAGCGGGCGCAGCCTACAGCGCCGGTAGATCGCTGGGATCAAACTTCGGCCAGGGAATTAGAGACTCAATAGGGTCAGCTGTTAGTGCTGCCAAGGACATGGTCAGTAAAGTGGGCGGCCTGCTGCCCCACTCCCCCGCCAAGTGGGGCCCGTTATCAGGTACAGGTTCTCCAGAGCTGGCGGGCATGAAGATAGCTACGATGCTGGCGGACGGTATGCGCTCCGGCGCCTCAGATGTTTTGCGTGCGGGGGTTGGCGTGGCACAGGCGGCAATGGTAGAGTCTGGTACAACCCAGAACGGCAGTGCCGGGCGCGGTGCTTCCTACGGGACACCGTCCGTAAACATTACTGTGGACTCCGCAGGGTCCAGAATGGATGATCTGATTGTAGAGGTCATCCGGCGGGCTATTAGAACCAATCCAAGCTTTCGTGCCCAAGTAGGAGCGGCATGAGTATCCTAAATACTAAGATTGAGCTCTTCTACAATAATGCCTGGGTTGACATCTCTAAATACGTCTACCATAAAGATGGTATACAGATCACACGGGGCACCGCAGAAGAGGCAGATCAATTAGATCCCGGTAAAGCCACCCTGACTCTTAAAAACCAGGACGGCAGGTTTACGCCTAATAACGCGCGCAGTCCCTTATACGGCTACCTAAAGCGCAACACGCCGATTAGAATCTCCACAGAAGGCTCTTATAGATTCTACGGAGAGGTTGCTAGTTGGCCGCGAAAATGGGATACAAGTGGAAAGATTGTGTACTCTAATATTGAGGTGCGCGGACTGCTTTACCGCCTCGGGGTTTCTCCGGCGGCTGAGCGCTCAGCTATTAGAAAATATACAGAGGATGTCTTAAAACCAAAAATAGACACAGGTAGTACCTATTCCAGCCGGCTTATGGCCTACTGGCCCTATGAGGACAAGGACGGCTCTACAAAGGCCTCCAGTGTTGTACAAAGTGTACTAAAAACTGCCCCCCCTAGCGGTTACGGCGGCTCGGACAACGCCTCCGTTTACTACACATTAAACCCACCAAGCTTCAGTGAGAACTCCGACGTGCCGGCAGGTTCGGACCCACTCCCGGCTTGGCCCTCCGGATCTAATGATTCTACTTTGATGGGGGGATTCATCCCGCTAGCAGAGCCGCCGTGGGTAGTTTCTTTAATGTTCAAGTGCACCTCCAATGCTGTAAAGCTGGTACTGATCCACTTCCTTACAACTGGGTCCAGGTCTGACTGGCAGGCATCAGTCAAGACAGATGGAACCTTAGAGATAATAAACGCTAACCAGAGTAGTTCTGATACGTGGGTTCTTTCGAGCGGGCTTATTAATACAGGCTGGCACACACTTTCTATGCACGGGCTGCAAACCGGGTCAGACATAAACGTGAACGTGGTTATCGACGGGAACTACGTATCCACACTGGGCGGTACAGGGCAAACCATCGGAACAATTCATCGTGTCTGGCCACATACACTTGCGCAAGGGGACCTGTATACCGGACATGTTTCCGTAGCAGGCGGGCTAAATGTAAGCTTCAACGAGGAGGTGGCACCCACCTACAGCTACCCTCCCCTCACCGCTTATAGCGGAGAGCAGGCGCTAGACCGCATAGTTCGTCTTGGTGGGGAGTCGCAGGTTCCTACTAGTATTATTTCCGGGTTAAATCTCGCATCAGATAACTTTGATAACCGAGCCCTGTCTGGATCGTTGGGCAGATCCACGGGCGGCCACGAGTGGACCTCCATAATTCTTACCAACTTCACCAATAGTGTATCTGGAGGTAAAGCCTCCTTTGATACAGCCGGCAGCGTAAATCTATCTATGGGCGTGGCGGATTTACCAGAGATAGACTCTATAGATGTTTTTGCTTATGCGGAGACCTTTGCTGCTTCCTCAGCGAGCGAGGCTAGGGCTGCTTTAGCACTTAGAATTACCGGCAAAGAATTTCTATACATTGACATTAGCCGGAACGCCGGTCTGCTTAGGGCCTTCCGGAGATTCCGCGGAGGGTCTGCTGCAAGTTACGCATCTACCGAGTCTATAGCTTC